CGAAGGTTGTGGCCGATTCACTGTATCGCGACGCGGAGAAGCTAGCTTCCCTCTCGTCGTTTCCAGTTGACTCGGTCCATAACTGTCGCCGGGTGGTTGTGGCAGAAGCAGGTTGCAAAACCCGCGTTGTCACCTCCCACCCCATCTCGGAGATCGCGTTTTCGCAGTATCTCCGGATGGCTGCTCAGGGTTCTTTGAGTCGCTTCCCAGCTACCTCCTCTGTTCTTAAGGGAGATAAGCTGGCAGCGGTTCGCGAGGCGATGATAGGGCAGGATGCGTCACGCTACGTCTGTTCTGCAGACTTAACGAACGCAACCGATTACCTCCATCAGGACGCGGCCATAGCATTGGTGACATCAGTCTTTCGGACCTGGGGTTTCTCCCAGGACCTACTTGACCGTATCCCAACTGCTCTTGGCCCTCACCAGTTCGACGACGACGGATCGTGGAAGAACTCGCGAGGTATCCTAATGGGAGGGCCCCTATCATGGTTCACTCTCTGTTTGATGAACTTCTTCTGTGCCTCCCGTGCCATAGGCACTAAGGAGGCGCTGAAGACAGCTCGCGTCTGTGGGGATGACCTAATCGTCATGTTCAGTAAACGCCAGTTTGAATTGTATGTCGCCTCTTGTGGTTCAGTGGGATTCCAAGTGAATCGCAAGAAGTCGTTCATGTCGAAACATTCTGGTGTGTTTACTGAGCTTTCCTTTAGGCTCCACTTCCACAGATTTACGGAGAAGGAACCGTTTCCGCCTCTCGGGGACCCGGGGATGACCCGGGTCGTCAGTCGAGTTCATGCGGTTGAGCCTTTTGGGGTTATCCCCGCGAAGCTCTTCCGCGTCTCCGACTCTCATCCAGTTTGCTGGCATACCATAGGTCCGTCTCTTGTCGAGGCGGTCCGTGGTCTACCCGGTCCGGTGAGGCAGAAGACCCTTCGTCGCGTTCGGCGACTCCTGGGTCTTATCCGCCATAACCTCGTCCCCTCCCTATTTAAGGCTGGGATCGACGCCGGGGCCCCTCGGGCCCTGGGCGGGGCCGACCTTCCATGGGTGACACGCTATCTGCGGTCAACCAGGAGGGTGGCAAGTGTCCTCGCCTCGAAGAACCTTCCTATGAAGGCCCTCAAGGACGGGGATGGTGAGCTCCTACTCGCTGGTAACCTCGGTGGTGCTTATCGTCTGGAGTCATCTGCGCCAGGCTCGGATCTCATCCGGACCTGTGCTCTGGGTGACATCCCGGCGTCTCGCATCATCTGGGCACCAAACGGGTTGGAGGCGGAGGGCAACCCACCCACAATCGGACGCTGGGCAGACATTGTCAGGGACGCCGAGTCCCTGCATGCCCGCCAGCTCCGTGAGTGGGGGGTCGTACCCCCGCTGGTTGGAGATGAACTCTCACTGTCGATCACCAGGGTATCCAAGGAGTTGAAGCGCCGTAAGGCCCTTCTCCTCGCTGTATACCCTGGTGCTCCCATTTCACACCACGTAAGAGAGAGCCTGGACAAGTCATTTAACCTTGACGATGTCTGGGCCCTCCCTTACGACGAATCTTTAGCTATAATCCACGATGCAGGCTCGAGGTCCGAGCGTCTGGTCCCTTGTGGGGCAGACGTCCGGGTCAACAGGCGGTATTACCGCATGTTGCTTCCTCGGTTTTTCCGACGACGTGGAGACTTGGACAACCTAGGTCTAAGGACGACCTAATGGCTGGGGCGCTAGCCAC